TATTTCAACTGTTAATCTCCGGATTTATAAGGTATTATTAATCTAAAGTTAGTAATACCTTATCTTGACAAGTGCATGGAGGCGGCGCAGTAATGAACTTTAATAGTGATGTCTGGTGGTTCGCCCTTATTACCGGTGCCGTCACGTCAATAATAGGCTTCTTTTTAAAGCAAACTTTCAAGCGGCTGGAAGCCCATGAAAAGACTATAGCAGAGATCCAAAGGACATATGTCACTAAAATAGAGTTGAAGGAAATAAAAGATGATATAAACCAATTAAAAGAAAAGATGCTTACAAAAGAGGATTATTACCGGTCACAGCTGCGGATGGAACAGAAGATTGATAAACAAAACGAAAAAATTGATAAAATGTATGATGCATTACTTAATATAGAAAGAGGGCGTAAAGATGAATAGTAAAGAAATAGAAACAAAAATGAAAGCTGCCCGCTTTGTAGCCAATAACGGAAAGGTTCTGAGGGCAATAAATTTGCTTAGGATTAAATTTGTTAGTTTAAGTGAATTAAAATCCGCCCTTGAAATTCCTGAGAATGAATATCTGGATTGCATTAACTTCTTGTTCGAATCAAGTTATATAGTCTTAAGACTTATAAAGACAAAAGCTAACGCTAATTTAGCCGATCATGAATATGAAGATCTGGAAAGCAAATTATCAGACAAAGGAATTAGGCTTTTGGCGGGGAAAATATACGATGACTCTGTTGAGGTGTAATCATGAGCAGATATAATAAGCGGAGGGCATCAGGCACGATAGATAAATTAGATCCAAACCTGAAAGATACTGTTGACCAGATGCTTATATCCTGCCAAAGCTACAAGTCTGTTTGCGAATATCTTGCACAGAACGGCTGTCAGCTGTCTCAACAATCAGTATCAAGATACGCAAAAAGATTTTTAAGCAATTTACAAGAGTTGCAGATTGCCAGGCAAAATTTTGAGATGATAGCTACACAGATGGACAAATACCCTAATCTAGATCCGTCTGAGCCGATATTAATGACGATGTGCCAAAAAATATTTGACGCTGTATCAAAGCTGGATGAAGAAAAATTTGACAGCGTTAAACCTGATAAATTAATCAGAGAGGCAACCGCGCTGATCCGCGCTGCCGCTCAAAAGAAAAAGACTGATAACGATATTAAAAATGATAAAATCATTGCTCTTGAAGAGAATCAGGCGCTGCTATACGAAAATATCAAAAAGAGCAATCCGAAGTTATATGATGAATTGCTTGTTGAGATCCAGAAACTTAAACAAAAGGAATCTAACCAGGGGGGATAATTGTGACAGGAAAAACAGCCTGGTATGTGCTGCAGGTTAGCGCGGGCAGAGAAAAAGACGTACAAAAAGAATTAGAAAAGCGTGGTTATAAAGCGTTAGCGCCCATGGAAACGCGCCTTATAAGGAATAAGCAAAAGTGGTCACAGAAAGAGTATATATTGTTTAACGGTTACGTATTTGTTCGTATGAATTACCTTTGGGCAAAATATTACGCAATAGCCGGAATAAGAGGAGTAATAAAAATACTCGGCGGCGGGCAAAATCCTACAGAGTTAGCACGTGATGAAATCAATACCATTATCGGACTTGATAAGTACTTGAAAGAGCCGAGCATAATTAAATTTGATGAATCAGGCTATGAAATAATAAGTGGTGTGTTGCTTGATTTAAAGGACAATATAAAGGAAGTTAAACGCCGGAATAAATACGCCACAGTATCCATGAAAATTGCCGGAGAAGAACAGATAATCGAATTATCATTCGATGAACCTAAAAACAATGAACCTAAAAACGCCGAAGCAGATCAGGAGTTGAGTAATCCTGCTGACGAGCAAAAGCCGTTATAGTTTTAAATTCTGCAAGCCGGGCGCCCGGGAAGCAGACGGCGAAGCTCACTTTAAATAAGCTATCTACAATTTTTCATAAATCATTTCCTTACTCTTAACCATCGCCCTGGAGCCGATCCCAGGGCGATAGGTTTTGCCCTTAAGCTTAGATAGGAGGTTTATAGTATGCGAACGCAAGCATTGAGCGAATTAGAAAAAATACTTGAAGCAACAAATACAAAAAAAGAATTTAATATTGTTGAAGATATAAGAGATTTAATAATTAAGTTTGGTTTATTGAAATCTAAAGATTTTAGATTGAAACTAAATGCGCTGCTAAAAAAGTATGAAGAATCAGAAATAACCGAAATAAGAAACGCCGTGCATAAAAAGGCGCGGGAAGGTGACTTGAACGCAGTAAGCATATATTTTGAGCATTTCGCGCCAGCTCAGCAGGATGCCGATGAAGATGATGGGTTGATTGAAATGCTGATGGAGAAGGATGTTTTTGATGGCTAAAGTTAAACCGATGTCAAAAAAACAACTCCAGGTGATGACCTGGTGGTCAAATCCGAAGACTAAAGACAAATACAATGCGATTATCGCAGACGGATCTATAAGATCCGGCAAAACAATGTCAATGACATTAAGCTTTGTAACCTGGGCCATGGCAACGTTTAATGAGTGCAATTTTGCTGTGTGCGGTAAGACGGTAGGGAGCTGCCGCCGCAATGTTTTAAAACCCTTTATATCAATGTTTAAACAGCGTTTCAAGATAAAAGAAAAACGCTCTGAAAACATGATTGAAATTAAGTACAAAGGCCATAAAAACTATTTCTATATATTCGGCGGAAAGGACGAGGCATCACAAGATTTGATACAAGGTATCACCCTGGGCGGGGTACTGCTGGACGAAGTAGCGTTAATGCCGAGATCATTCGTTGATCAGGCGACGGGACGTTGTTCGATTGCTGGGGCAAGATTATGGTTTAACTGCAATCCCGGCAGCCCGGCGCATTGGTTTAATATAGAGTGGATATTAAAGGCAGAAAGCAAAAAAGTTCTTCATCTGCATTTTTTGATGGATGACAATTTAACGTTATCCGCCGAGGTAAAGAAACGTTATTACAGCCTGTACACCGGAACCTTCTACCGACGCTACATTTTGGGAGAATGGGTAGTTGCGGAAGGACTTGTATATCAGTCTTATAACGACATTATCAAAAATCTATTATATAAAGGCAAAGAATCAGATCTTATTGGTGAATGGTATATATCAATTGACTACGGAACTATAAACCCATGCAGTATGGGCTTGTGGTGCGTAACTCAAAATAGAGCTGTAAGAATCAAAGAATGCTATTATGACAGTAAAAAAACGGGCAGACAGAAAACAGATGAAGAACATTATGCATCGCTGGAGCAACTGGCACAAGGGCATAATATCCGCTATGTGGTAGTTGATCCGTCGGCCGCTTCATTCATTGCCACAGTAAATAGACATGGTAAGTTTTACGTCCAAAAAGCTAAAAATGATGTACTAAACGGTATAAGGGTTACATTGGCACTGCTGATCAATGGCAAGGCGGTTATATCTGAACGCTGTACTGATAGTATACGAGAATTTGGAATGTATCGCTGGGACGATAAAACCACCTCCGGAACAGATACAGTCATAAAAGAAAATGATCATGCTATGGATGATATAAGATATTTTTGCTATACAGTCTTATCCTATGAATTCAAATATGATAAATGGGCAAGTGCTAATAGAAAATCAACCAGGATGGAGGTGTAAAAGATGGTACTGCCTTTAAGATGGCTAAAAAGCATTATAAACCGCATATTCCCTAATTTATCACCACCTCAAATTGACGAGATGGATAAAGCTATTGATACGTGGCTTAACATATATCAAGATAAACCGCCCTGGCTTGAAGAATGCCACGGCAATACACTTAACCTTGGGGCTTCCGTGGCCGCTGAATTCGCCCGATTGATAATGATTGAGCTTGATACAAAAATTACGGCCTTAACATCTCAAAATACTAAAAGGGCAGAATTTTTAAATAAACAATATCAAAGATTAATAAAATCGCTTAGAATTCAACTGGAAAAAGCCTGTGCGCGTGGAGGTATAATCTTTAAGCCATATGTTAGTAATTATAAAATCTACACAAACTACATAATGCAAGGGAATTTCCTTCCATTAGAATTTGATGAAGATAGATTAACAGATGTTGTATGCCTGGACCAATTTACTGACGGCAAAACCATATATACAAGACTTGAACGCCATACTTATAATGGAAGCATCCACACGATAGAAAGTAAAGCTTTTGTCACAAATCAGCCTGATACCTTAGGGCATGAGATTGATTTGAAGGCTGTCAAAAGATGGGCAGATATAGAACCGCTAATCGAGATCAAAAATGTTGACAGGCCGCTATTTGCTTTTTGGCGCGTGCCATCAGGAAATACGACTGACGAAAACAGCCCGCTGGGAATGTCGGTTTACGGAAAGGCGATAAAACAACTAAGGCAATCTGATAAACAATGGGATAGGATTCTCTGGGAATTTGAAGGATCTGAATTGGCTATTGACGCATCAGAAAGTATGCTCAGAGTAAGACTTGATGATAACGGAAACCCTAAATATCAATTACCGGAAACATCGAAAAGGTTATTCAGAAGTTTTGAGATAAGCGATACCGGAAGTGATTTTTACAAGGTATTTAATCCGGAAATACGCGATCAAAATCTGCTTAACGGGCTTGACGCACTTAAAAGGGAGATAGAATTTAAAGTTGCCCTTGCTTATGGAACAATATCTAATCCGCAAAATGTTGATAGGACAGCAGAAGAAATCAGATCATCAAAACATAGGAGCTTCGCGGCGGTGAGCGACATGCAAAAATCCTTAGAATCAGCATTAGAGGATTATATATATGCCATTAATACACTAACATCAGTCAACAATCTGGCACCTGATGGAATCTATCAAACACAATATAATTGGGGAGATGGAATCCTGGAGGACACCGACAAGGAAACAAAGATTAAGCTGCAAGAGGTGGCAACAGGCATAATATCACCGGAAGCCTATTTAAAATGGCGGTATGATTATACCGCTGAACAGATAGCGGAAGTTATGCCGCAAAGATCAGGTTTCCAAGATTATTTTGATGGCGGGTGAGATAAGTGCTTACTCCACAAC